CTAAACCTCACGACGAATACTACACTTTGTCTGCTGCTGTTCATCGCTTTGCAAACCAAACAATCTTTACGCCTAATCAAAACGATCAGCCGTTGTGGGCGCAAACTCCAACTGGACAGATTATCTTCCAACTTAAATCATTCCCGTTAATGATGACACGATTAGGAAGAGATGTTTTCCAAAAGGCTAGGAAGAACCCAGATGGTGACAGAGATTTACGACCACTTCTTTATTTTGCAGGGGCAGCACCTGCATTTGGTGCTGTTACAACAGGCACAAAAGATATTATCCAGTCGAGAGGTGGTGAAGAAAATAGGCAAATGCAACTCAGAGATCGTGCGATGTCATCGAAGTCAGAACTTTTTGCTGAACTTGGTCTGACAGAAAGGCAAGATATAATCGCAGGTTGGTATTTAGATGGGCTTCTTACAATGGGTGGTCTTGGTCTTATCGGTCAGCTTTTCTACGATAGTGCATCTCAGATTGACAATGGCGATTATGGTGCATGGAGAATTATGGAACTATTCGCCGGACCGAGTATGGGTATTGCAAGAGATGCCATAGCCGTAGGTGCGGGTGCAATGGAGTATGGATACGATGCGCTTGGTGGTGAAACAACCAATGCAAAAGAAAGACAAATGTGGCGTGAGGTCATAGGTCGAGTACCGATTGGAGGTCAGATCACAGGTGTCAAGGAATACGCTGTAGATAAAATCGCAGGTGAAAGAGAAGGCTAATGGCAAAAACTAAAGCCAAAGCAAAAAGCAAAAAGGCAAAGATGCCATGCAACAAACCCAAGCGTGAAGTAAAGGGCAAGAAAAAGTTTGTCGTAAAGGCGTGTGCTAATGGCAAGGAAAAAATTATTCGTTTCGGGGATGCAAATATGACAATTAAGAAAGGTACACCATCCCGAAAGAAAAGTTATTGTGCTAGATCGGGCGGAATAAAAGGGAAGTCAAACAAACTATCGGCTAACTATTGGTCGCGCAGAGCGTGGAACTGTTAAAGGAGAAAAAATATGCCTACTGTTGGAAATAAAAAATATCCATACACAAAGTCTGGAATGAAAGCCGCTAAGAAAGCTGCAAAGAAAACTGGTAAGCCTATGAAAAAGAAGAAGGGTTACTAATGAGCCTGTACAGGAATATCAACAAGCGAAAAAAAGCCGGGACATCTCGAAGTAAAGCGAAGTCTACGATCTCTCCAAAGGCTTATGAAAACATGAAGAAAGGTTTTCCTAAGAAGAAAAAGCGTTAGGCTGCCATACCTTTTATTATGTGGGCGATGACATCTACAGTAAATCCATTTCCAATCATCTTATATCTCTGAGAATTTGATACGTGATTGGTATAGTTATCGGGTAGGGTTTGTAATCGTTCACATTCTAAAGGCGTGAGCTTTCTCCAATGGAGCTTGTCAACACTATCCCATTCGTGGCGATCGTACGATCCTCTTCCACCCGATCGAACAGTCTTAGACTTATCTCGTATAGGGGAACAGATTACCTTCGGTTCTCTGTGACCACCCTGCATCGTAGTCAATGCAGGTGACTTACCAGTTCTTCCATATACCCTTTTAATAATGTCAAAGCCGTTAACATCTGCTTCTGCTACTAAGTGACAACCATTATTTAAGTTTTCAGCAAAAGAAAATACTAGCTGACGATCTCTTTTGTTAAAGTATTTAGATATACTTCCACCTTTATAATAATTTGCATCCAAGCAATAAGACTTGTCTCTATCTGTGTCGGCATCTTCAAGAATGTCAGACAACAATATGCCTAAGTCTTGTGGTGGATTAAAAGGGATGTTCGTCCAATATAAACGATTACGATTTTGAGCAGAAAGTAAAGCAGAGTTAATTAGAGTAGGCTCGCCTACGTCCATATATTTTGTAATTATATCTTTACTCTCCTGCTTCATGCGTACGTTTTCAAGCAGAACATATTTTGGTTTTACTTTGTCTACGATCCGCACGAACTCAAAGAATAATTTAGACCGGGGATCATCAAAGTTTAATTGCTTCCCGGCTAAACTAAATCCTTGACATGGTGAACCACCAACAACAACATCTATCTTTGGGAGACTATCCAACTTAGGAATGATTTGGGTAACATCGCCCAAATAATCTATGTCATTCCAATTAGCTTTCGACACCTTTTGGGCATACGGATCAATCTCTGAAGAGAAGTATTTGGTTACAGGTATCCCGGCTCTTTCACATGCAACTCTATACATGGAGCAACCATCAAACAAACTTAAATGTATCAAAAATTACTTATCCTGCACTCTTGATAATGCTGATCCGATAGCCGTGTATCCGCCCTTATCCACCCAACTATCTTTATGATCCAATGTGGTGAGCAGACGACAAGACTTAACCCAGTCCATCATCAAAGCCACATGTGCGGGTGTGATTTTACCATGCGTCTCGAAAGCATTTTTTGTAATTACGTTCCAACCTTGAGCGATGGCAGCATGGTTAATGAGTACGTTGCCATAGTCTTTCGCCCGTGTTCCATGAACAAGGTCAACTGCTTCATCTAATGTTTCCTTCATTAGATTATTTATTTTTTCAATGCTGTCGTCGTAGTCATACATTGGACAAGCTCGCTAAGTTGTCATCGTTGACTGCACGAATTTCGAGCATTGTGTGTTTGCACTTGAGATCGACAAGCCGTTCTTTTTCAAATTTTAATTTGAGCTTTGCTTTATGAAAGTCGTCTGGATTTTTACTATCCAACTTCTCTTCTTTCATTTCTTTGATGCGACCTTGAATACTATCAATGTCTGCTTCCTTACGAATGATCGCCATGCGAACCTCCGCAAGTTCCATAAGATTACTTTTCTTAGCTTCTGTAATATCTTCGTTCATACTTTACCCGCCTTTTGGTGACACTTGAAATTGAGTATATTCGTTGCAGACTTCTGAAGCGTCCTTACCCTTCGAGCATAACCATGTACCATCCTCCGATGGCTTCGAGTGGATACAGAAGCGACACTCTGGCGGGAGGACAGGAGGTTGCCAACAAGCTTCCCTTTTGAAACACGACTTGCATCGCCAATCATTAGGTGTTGAAGCTACCCGCTCAGAGTGTCCATCAATCGCACTTTGTATCTTTATGAACATTTCGCCCCATTCCTCTTCGTCAAAAGGAATGATCTCGGCATGAAGTTGACTGTCATTTTTGTTATAAGCTACAAATAGTGTGCGAGAGATTGCAAACATCGCCATCATCATCGTTGCTTGGCGATAATATTTTCTATTAGCCGATTTAATTCCGTGCTTCTCAAACTGTTTAAAGCGAGCATCGTTCATCGACTTTATTTCGAGGATCGCAAGATCATCTGATCCATCCTCGAAGTTAACTAATCCGTCAGCGTGGCACACAATGTGTCCACCGAGCCATTCTCTTCTGTGCTGTCTACCTGTCGTGTCATCTTTTTCCCAGACACGTAGGTCGGCTCGTTTTTTTAAATCGTAGACAACCCAATCTTCAATTCTATGACCCGCAAAGAAAATTCTTTTTAGCCGGGGATCGGGTGTTACACTTGGGAAGCCCCGCAAGGACAGTTGCAATTCTGCGATGCAGTCTGTCCCTGCCATGCTCGCCCCAATGTAGTCACGGGCTACGTCTTTCGGTTCACGATCGTAACCCGTGTCTATGTCTGCAATAATTTTTGCAGCGAGATCACTCATTAAAATGGTATCTCGTCATCTGGCATGTCAACAGTAGTAGAACCAGACCCTTTTGCGGGTGCTGATTTCTGACTAGCAATGTCGTCTGGATGAAAGAAGCTACCAATTTTTGTTTGTTGCTTCCCCATATACTCTTGCTCGTAGATGTTGACACCAACTTTTTTACCTACAAAAAAGTCTATGCCTTTTGCTTTATCTGGAGTTTCGTCACCCAAGATTTGCTGTATTCTCATCAGCCTAGACAGACCACGATTTTTTCTTTTAATCGCTTTGTCTTTAGCTTCTGGATCAGAGTAGTTTCCACAATGAACAACGAGCCAATCTTTACAAACATTTGCATCGTTTTCCATCTCAACGACCATCTGTTTGTCAACGCCCTTAGTTTCAATTACCATATTCTTAATGGTCATTATGTGCTTCCCTGCACCTGCTACGGGTTTACGCAGTTCAACACCATCGAAGGATAAACCTTCTAAGCCTTCCCATTCACTCATACACTTGCTCCTTTTTTCTGCATGGTTTGAAATTGATCTTTGGTCATCATTACTCGGTCGAGTAAGTCAGTTACCTTGTCCGTATTTTCTACGGGCGAAAGTCTACGATGGGGGTCACGAGCCTTGCCGATCCACCCCTTCACGCCTTCGGTGTAAATTTGTCTACGAACAATCGTCTTTCCTCCTTCTTCATCGGAGGTGCGAACCAAAGCAAAGACGTAATCAAAAAGAGAAGGTATCCACTTTGCGATCTTTGCTTGGGTCATCATTGGCATTACTTTATTAATGCCGTTTGCATCCTCTTGACTGTCAGCCAAGAAGGTACAAATAACATGACAATCTCTGTCACGTATCCACTTTAATGTCTTACGGATATTTGCTCCGTAAACATTCCACAGTTCAAAATTGCTTGGATGATCTTTTGTTTCGATCTCAGCATCTTCAAAACATCTTTGCGAAAGTTCGGTACAACTATCTACTGCAATCCATTTATACTCTCGCTTTTTAAATTCGTCGCTTGACACGTATCGCATCAAGTCAACAAAAGAATACCTATCCTTGATAGGTCGATTGAAGGAATGGAAGGGTAAATAATCGATCTCTATATTAGAGAGCGATGCTAACCCTGCTTCTCCAGAAAGAATTAAACCTTTCCCCCATTTATTATAATAGTCTGCGATGGCAGTTGTCTTGCCAACACCAGAATGACCATACAATGCAGTCTTAGTTGCACTACGAACTGCACTATCAGTCGTTGAAAACGGACTAATCACCATGTGTTTTTACCTTGAAAGTTGGGACACCCATTTTGATAGTAAGGGCATCACTTAGTTGAGATTGAACGTCACTATCAGACGCATCGAATTGACGTTTGTTGATTGTAAAGTTTACTGCTACACACGTCGGGCGTTTACTCCCGGCAGGGAATAAATCTTCTAAAACTTTTTTATCCCACTCATACTTTTCGGGGATTTTAATAACTAGGGAATGAGAGTTAGAATAGGCAATCTCGTACTCACCTATATCCTCTGGAAGTTCTGCCAACAGTTGACCCTTCTCTTTATCTATACGTTCTTTAAGCTCTTCCAGATCACTTAAAGATTGTGATAATTTTGCAGCAACTTCTTTTAATCTTGCTGTCTGAAGAGGTCTGTCTGTCTTAATATTATTTATTAAATCATCCCATTCGGTTGATTGTTGAGTGTTCATTTTTTACCTTTAATAGTTTATTATGGGTTTACTAATTACACAACTTACGATAAAAGTAGTGGATACGCAAGAGGAAAATTAAATGAAATTCGATATTCAGACTTTAATTGATGATCTTGGTGGGGCTTCGAGCGTCGCTAAGAAACTCAATATTGGCAGGACTGTCCCCTATGGGTGGACTAGAAGAAATTTTATTTCCTCCGCTTACCTTTCAAAAATCAAAGAGGTTGCACCGCACCTCGATATTAATTCTTACTTTGTGGAGGACTATAATAATGACAAATATACTGGAGGCAGCACTTGAATACTTGGACAGAGGTTGGGTAAGTGTACCGATCAATCCTAAAACAAAAGTCTGCCCTTTTGGATGGGGACAAATAAGCGAAGGCAAAAAACTTCCAACACACGAAGAAGTTGAGAAATGGTTTGAACCCTATCCCAATTACGACATCGCTATCCTAACAGGTAGACTTAGTAATCTTGTTGTTGTCGATTGTGACAACATGGAAGCTGTTAATAAAGCTAAAGAGCTTGGACTAACTAGAACTCCTGTAGTGGTGGAAACCAAAAAAGGTTTCCACTTTTACTACTCGCATCCAACTGGTGATGCTTGGATCAAGAGCTTCGTTGGTGCAAACAATAGTGGTGTTGAGTGGGCAAAGTGTTCTGGTCTTGATCTACGTGGATCGAAGGGCATGGTATTCGCTCCACCTTCTGTTGGAAAATCGTGGCAACTAATGCCCGGTGCCGACTTCGATGATCTACCTATGTTTCAAATGCCTACGATTGTTCAACCTAAAGTAGAGAGTAAGGTTATTAATCTCGAAGATTTTAGGCTAGAACATGTTAGCTTTGTTGGTGTTAAGCCAGAAGGATATGGTGTTTGGGAAAGAACTAAAGAAGATGTTGATGAGCTTGGCAGAAAAATTGATGCGGGTGATGGGTGTCATTCAAGGATCGTATCGCTCGTAGGCGAGCTTGTAGCAATCGGCATGACAAATCACGATGTCTACAAAAAGTGTAGAGAGTTTTGTGATACCTTTATGTTGAACCCTTTTGATGACGACAAGATCATCAACACTATCGATGACATTGTAAAGTCTGACAAAAGAAACCATCCCGAAAGAGATGTGGCTAAAGAGGATATAATAAAGAAAGAAGAAAGCAAAGAACCAGATACAAGGCTGATTACTGTCGCTGACATTGAAAGGCTTGAGGGGGAGTTAGGTTCGGTGCAATATTTTGTTGAGCCATTCATTCCCACAACAGGAACGATTATACAGTTTCATGGATATTCTGGACATGGTAAATCTACTTTTGCTAGACATCTACTCTACTCAACATCAGCAGGACAAGATGCCTTTGGTTGTTTCATGCTTCATCGTAGACCACGTGTTCTTTATTTAGATTTTGAAAACTCACGTGCTAATGTTGTCAACTTCTTAAAGCAAGCACGAGCTACTTATGGCGATGCAGGGGATCATTTTAAAATGTGGTGTCCTTTTGATAATCGAAGCATGATGAACTTAAAATCTGAAGTTGGATTAAATGCTTTTAAATATTTAGTCAAAGCATCTAAACCTAACATTGTTGTGATTGATACTATACGATCTGCCTTCCCAAGCATGATAGAAAATTCGTCGGACGATTGGAGCTATGTCAATGCGATTTGTTTAGCTTTAAGAAACGAAGGAATAAGTGTTATTCTTCTGCATCATTCCAACAAGCCATCTGACAATGGACAATCTGGCAGGGAAGCAGGATCAACAAATCAACTTACAGTTTTGGAAACTCAGATTAAGATTACTCAAATCTTCGAGGACGAAACGACTGCCAATGTAAAAGCAGGGATACATGATCCCGATGTTTTCTTAAATCTTCGCACACCTCCTGCTATTAAAACGGGTGAGGTGTTAGACCTAATGTACGAAATAAGGTATGGTAAAGTGCGAGAACCAACAAACGTACATGAACCATTTCACCAGATTGGAATGGCATACGATCCAATCATGTCTACGTTTAGACCTGTTGCTTACAAGAGTGCAAAGCAAAGAGCCGTTATGTATGCAAGAGAATGGG